ACCTTGAGGAAGAGATACAGCAAAACAGGAAAATATTGGTAAAATTAATAGACCGATGGAATGTAGCAGATGCCTCAAGGGATAAAAGATATGACAATCTCGTTGATAATGCAGAACGAAGACATGAAAAATTAACACATGAGTTAAGGACTCAGAGCGAGGCTTTAAACTGGTTGAAGGGTAAGCTTGATAATAAGTGAAGAAAATGAAAAAGACTAGAATAGGAAGTGGACGCGGTACTAAAAAAAAGTTCAAGAGTTATCGTGGGCAGGGCGGAAGAAAAAGATGAATCATAAGGAAGTTGAGAGTTATAGGACTGCTGTACAGTCGCGGTTAGAGGAGTTGACGTTAATGAACGCCAAGCAAAGTTCTGATATGCACTATGTCAAGGAATCATTAGATGAGGTAAAGACTTTAATTAAAGAACAGAATGGTCGGGTAAGAGAATTAGAGGGTGGTATGTCAGGTATAAAAGCCATAGGTGGTATGCTGTCTGCTGTATTCTCAGGTTTATTTGGTTATCTGTTCACGAAAGGGTAAAACATGGACATTAAAAAAATGTTAGTTGATTTAGCGGAAGCGCAGGCTGATAAAGTAAAAGATGAAATGATGAGCCAGCTTGATTCCAGCGAAATGGAAGAAAAGATTGCTACAGCAATAAACGCTAAGATAGATATACCATTTGTATCAGAAGATAAGGAGCAAATATTCTTTGAAAAAGTTGTTGATGTTGTTACTGATTTGTTGCACGGTATTCTCAAGGGGAAATAGTTTGTTAAACGAACCGCAAGTTAAAAACCTCATTGAGAGGGTCTTAAAGAAGATGGATTTGCATTCACCTGAAGCATCCGATCTTGTATACAAGACTGGCAAGGTAGAAAGCGGATATAAGTATATAAGGCAGATAAAGGGGCCAGCGAGAGGACTTTTTCAATGCGAATCATGGGTGGCGGTAGATATATGCAAGAACTATCTCGCCTATCGTAAGGGTCTTATGCGCAAGGTGGCTGACGCTACGAAGGTAAAGCTATCTTATTTTGTAGACCCCAAAGAAGAGGACTGGAGCTATATACTGGAAACAAATATAGCCGCTCAGATAGCTATGTGTCGCTTGCACTATAGGCGTATACCTAAGCCGCTCCCGTCAAGTCCAGAGGGTCAGGCTAGGTATTGGAAAAAGTATTATAACAGCATGGCTGGCAGGGGAACGGTAGAAGACTTTTTGGTGAGGTCAGTGTAGTGCCGAAACAGCGTTATACGATCAGGGATTTTTCAGGTGGTATGAACTCTAAGAGAGACCCCCGTGATTTACAGGAAAATGAATGTGTTTTTATTCAGAATATGTCTATAGATGCATTGGGTAAAATAAAGACAGCTGGTAAACTATATCCTCATATAGAGAATCAGGATGGTAGTACTGATCTTTCTGAATATATAGTTGAGCAGACTTCTGGGTTTACTGGTGGCGGTGGTTATGGATTGTTTTATTTTGAATCAGACCACAGTAGAGACTCTGAGAATACTATTATATATACAGAGGGCAGTACAAATCTTACAATAGGAACAAGCAATGGTAATATTAATTTTACAGCAGTACGCACAATACCAGATGATCCACCCACAGACCCGAGTAAGGAAATGGTTTAATTATGGCGACACCATCAGAAAGTTATATGACATTAGTTGGCGGTACTGATAATGGTAATAGTACAATATATACTGCTGATGATTCTGCTACTCAAAATCTTATTAAGATCGGTGATAATATTAAAATATCAGGTACAGCTAGTAATAATGGTGTATTTACCGTGACAGATATTACGACTGATGGAAGCCCTCTTGGTACTACTGGTGATGTATATTATGTATTAAAGGGTCGCGGGTTAACAAATGAAAATAGTGGTGGCGATCCAACAATAGAAGTTATACGGGCGCCGGGTGATAAACTTATAGCTCTTGGAGATGTAGATGGAGCCCGCAATATTGATATTTGGTCTACTAACGCAACAACAGATTATACAACAAAAGGAAATGGTTGGACAGCCGCGGCTATCCAACCAACCGTTTCCGGTAATGACAATCAGTATATATTCCATTTTGCAGATGAGGCGTTACGCGTTTGTAATGTTAATGAAAATAATGCCAGTATGATAAAGTGGTATGGCTATATACAGAGACATCAGTTTAGCCATGCAAATGGTCTTGTATTTTCAGAATGGCAAGAGCACCCCAACGCATTAAACCCACCAAAAAGCTCTGGCGGCTTCAGCTATGCCTATGGGCATGTAAATCATGCCGCTGATACAGGTTCTGATGGGCGAAATTATTACCAGAACAATAGGGGTGTTGCAATAGCTAAAGAGGCTGGTACTGATTCTGATTTAAGCGGCACTGTTGCAGATATACAATTAAATGGTGCACATAATTCGACAGCTACTGCCTTTACTTTTGAAAATGGTAATGCAACTGCAAATATATTAGATCAAAGTATTGTTGGTGAAGTAATTACTATAGATGAAGCTCTTGGTACGGCTCCGAGAGAATATTTATTTTGTACAAAAACATCTGGATCGGCTGGTTCTACTATAACATATAGTCGTTCATATGGTGGTAGTTTAGGTGGTACCGCTCCAGATACATATGGAGATCAGGATACCCCCATTATAAATAGAGGAGTGGGGTTTAATATAGGTATAGACGATGGTACTCAGGCGGGGGAATGGGAAGCTGGTACATATGAATTTCACCAGACTTTTATATACGATGGCAATCAAGAATCTATACCAGTTCAAATGGGCAACGGTGCTTCTACTATCGCGACTTTCACACACGCCTCAGCTGGGAATTTAGCCTTACAGATTTCTGTTTATGCTGACGTTGCTTATAGCGGCAGAATTTCTGGCGGAAGAATTTATACAAGAATAAGCGGCTCTGATGACGATCTGACACTTTTGATTGATATAGACATTGTAAAGGGGGTAAAGACGACAATAGATGGTGAGTATACTGCTTGGACATATCAAACTGGTAAAGGTTATTATGTTGTAGCTCCTGCTGGCGGTAATTCAATGAAGCCAAATTTGGATACTTACAACACAATAAATGGTTATCCTCCAGATGTTAAGTTCATGTCTATAGGCGGTATGAACGAACTATATAAGGCTTCTGTTATAGCTGGGCGCAGGGTATTTATAGCAAATGTAAAGACGTTTGGATTTACAGGAGAGCTTGAAAGGTTTGGCGACCGGATAGTGTATAGTGAGGCCGGTAAGTTTGATACCTTCCTACCGCATAATTTTATAGATGTTTCTAAAGGTGACTATGGTGAGTATACAGCATTGGAAACATATGCTGACAGGTTGCTGGCTTTTAAACATAATCTTGTACATATAATTAATATAGCTAATCCAAATCCTGCTAACTGGTATTTAGAAGATACTGTAAAATATTATGGTGTTACATTTCCATTTAGCGTAACTAAAACAGAGTATGGTTGTGCTTGGGTTAATGAGGCTGGCTGTTTTCTGTATGATGGTAACAGGGTAAGAAATCTAGTAGAGAAAAAGCTGGGTATTAGTGCCTCTGCAAATTCAGCGGCCAGCGCTTGGTATCTTTTAGGTCGGGGCAGTATAAACAATAAAGCGGCAATGATTGGCTATGATGCAATGAGTAACTCGTTAATAATAATGCGCAATCCCCGCGATTCTTCTTTAAACAGCAATCAGGCTTACATATATGATTTTGATACTGGGGGCTGGGTGTTTAATAATACAATATTTACAGACAGTGAAACGATTACAAACTTTGTTACTGACTGGAATAATAATTTAACAGTTGGTATAAATGTAACTGGCGATACTGCTGATGCTAACTTCTTTAAATATTTACCAATACCAGCAACAAGTGCAAGTCAACAACTTATAACTCGGGACATAGATTTTGGGCAACCGGGGCTGACAAAAAAGATATATAAAGTAATAGTAACATATAAATCTGATGGCGCTGAAACGACGCCGTTCACATATGCGATTGATGGTATACAAAACTTTTCAGGTGCGGGTGGTGGTACTTTTACAGGGAATTTGGCTGACACCTCAGGTGTGTGGGACGTTGTAGTGCTAACACCATCGTCTGTAATATCGTGTCAGAGTATTCAAATAAAGTTTGCACCGGGTACTACTGGCATTTTTGAGATAAACGATATAACTATAGAATACAGGGTACTAC